GGCTTCAACCAGGGTTTCCAGCGTGTTGAGTGCGGTTTCCGCATTCTCGCGAGCCGTGACATGGACGGTCTTGAACTTGTGGCGGTTGAGCACGACCGGTGCCACGGTCACCGTGGAATCCGCGTTGGCGGTGTAGTCACCGGCGAAGTCGCTCGACGTGCTGGGCGCACCGACCAGGGGCACGCGCACCGTGTCGAGCTTGTCGGCAGGCAGCGGGCTGAAGTCGATGGAGAACGCCGTGACCGGCAGCAGTTGTGCCATGAAGGGCATGAGCGCCTTCTGGGCGACCTTGATGTCTTTGACGTTGGTTAGGGTATTGGACATGACTGTTTGTTATGATGGGGATTATGGATTGAAGGGCTGATCGTGCTTCAGGCTTGGTGTTTGAGGATGAGGGCTTGTTGTTCTGGGGTGAGTTTGCGCCAGAAGGCGGTCTGCGCGGCCGGATCGGTGATGGCGGCGAATTGCGCGTGGAGTTCGGCGGCCTGGGTGGCATCGCCCGCAGGAGTGACGCGGGCCGGAAGCGTGGTACCGGTGGAGGCGACAACGCGGGCAACCTCGGTCTGAAGGCGGGTGTCGAAATCGGCCTGTGCCGCCTGGAGTTCCACAATGCGGGCTTGCAAGGTGGATGCATCGGCCTGCGCTGATTGAAGTTCCGTGATGCGGGCTTGCAGGGTTGTGATTTCCGCATTGGCGCTGTCGCGTTCGGTGCGGACGGTTTCGAGTTCGGCGGTCATCAATGCGACTTCACCACGCAGTGAATCGAGATTGGTCGAGGCTTCGGTTAGCAAGTCGGCCTGGGCGGTGTAATCCCGCTGGAGGGTTTCAACCTGGGTGCGGGCTGCTGCTAGCATATCTTCAGTTGCGGTGTTCATCGCCCTTGATTCCGTGTCAACCGCCGCGTGAAAGACTCGAAGTCGGCGCATCGCCTCGGCGCGGTCGGAAACCATGCCCGCCAGATTGAAGCGCTGTGCCTGCCGCCCGCTGAATGTCTGGCCTTCCATGGCCTCGGGCGGAATCGAACGACCCCGCGACAGCACGGCGGAATGGAACTCCCCGGCGGTTTCCGAGAGGTTCGAACGGATCAGTTCGCGCTGATCGTCGGTTAGCGGCGTGCCGGGCGCTCCCATTGCTTTGTATTTGCCGACCGCGAACACCTCCACCTTGAGGCCCCTGGCATCGAGCGCGGCTGTGTCGTCGATCACGGCTTGTACCACTCCGATGGATCCAACACGCGCTGAGGGCGTGGCATAGATGGCGCGTGCCTGGCTGGCAATCCAGTAGGCAGCCGAACACATCAGGCCGGAAGAAAAAGCATAGACCGGTTTGCGTTCGTTGATGGACGCGACGGTTGCGGCCAGTTCGGGAGTGCCGGCCACGGTGCCACCGGGTGAGTCGATATCGAGAAACACGGCGCGGATGTCGTCTCGCCCACCAGCCTCACGCAGGGCCGCACCGATTTCCTCCGAGTCTGTCGCACCTAACAGCACCCGGTCAAAGACATCCGGCTTGCGGAGGATCGGGCCGTCGATGGCAACAACCCCGATGCCATCCTCGACATTGAGGAGCGGATTGGGAGCGACCGATTGGGGCAACGCGCCACCACGTTCACGAAACAAACTGACCGTCGCTGCCATGGACCGCAGCGCCTCGGGCTGGATCAGCCACTCACTGTTTTGAAGAAGAACCGGATTCACGCCCGGTTGGTGGTGTCAACGCACCGACCAACACTATTCTTGCGCTGCCTGCTGGAATGATCGAAGCTGGCTTGTGCCGCGTTGGCGTAACCGGGAATGAATACCGGCGAGTCGGGTTTCCATCCGGTGACCTGACGGAGGCAGCGTCCGTCCTTTATGGACGGAGATGCGGGTTCGAATCCCGCACGCGGCATCATCCACCCTTCGCTTTTTGCGGAACTTGTTGGACGGAGCCGCCTGACGGTTTCCAGAGCATTTCCAGCGGCACGCCAAATTTGAGGGCGGTATCCAAAATCAGTTTTGCGTCGCTGGCGCGGCGTTCGATTTCCTCCCCGAAGTCGGCACCCAATTCCTGGAAGTGGTCTGATAGTGTCTTGAGTCCCATCTCCACGTCGGCGCGGTTCTGTTGGGCCTCGCGTCCGGCATCCACGGTCACACGCTTGGGCGGAACCGAACTGATCTTCCACCATCCTGCGATGGCAGGCAGCAGTCCCCTGTTGATCGCGTCACCGATGACATAGGCCCACACCGGGCGGATCAGGCGGCGTTCGAGGATCATCTGGCGGAATGAAAACCGTCGATCCGCCTTGGCCACAATCAGGCGCACACCGGCACCACCGACCTTGCTGGAATCGGCCGCGAACTCGAAGGGGATCATGCCGAGGGCGGAATCACGCCGCAGGTGTTCGAGAAAACCAGTGAAGGTGGGCGACGGGCGGTTGGATTGGAAGCTGTCGAGCGACTCATCAGGTTTGAGTGCCAGCAGCTTGCCGCCGACGATGCGCTGGAGCGACACCGGATCGCTGGATTCGTTGCCGGTCCCCGCGCCCCCAACCACGAAGTCGCCGCTGTCGTCGATCTCGCCACGCGCCGTTTTCAGGACGCGGGACACGTCGGCGTTGTCCTTCACCGCATGTTTCTCCAGGGCGAGCAATTCCATCTCATCGAGGACATGGTTTATCGAGTGCTGCATCGAGGGATGCGAACGCACGCCGCCGGCCCATTCCGGTTCGTGGATATGGAGGATTGAGGGGGCCGCGAGGTCGCGTGCTTTACCGCCATCCTCTAACACCCGATAGAACACTGGCGCGCCCCATGCGTCGAGTCCCACGCCGTCGATGGTGTCCTTCGAGCCGAACTCGTCGCCGATGCGGTGGGATTCGATCAACTGGATACGCGGTTCTCCCTCGGTGTCTCGGGTCTTGTGGATGAAATATTCGCCGTCGATATCCATCCCGCGGCAGACGAGCGCCTGGCATTCCTCAAACGAAAACCGCCGGGTGATCTCGCACCGCGCCGACCACAGGGCGAAGTAATCTTCGGCGGCGCGGTTCCATGTTGGGTTGCCGGATTGCGCCTGAACGCGGATGCCGTCGCCAGTGGAATAGATCGCCATGTTGGCGACAAGCTCGCGCACGAAGCCGCTGTTCTTGTGGAGGTAACGAGACTTGCGGACCAGTTCGGTGCGCACACCGGGCGTGAGTTCGTTGCGGGCATCGGTCGGTGAGGCGCCCGGCACCGTGCCACGACGGGGCGACCAATTGGCCGCCTCAAATGGTGATCCCCAAGCTTTGGGGACGAGCACAGGAGGCAGCCAACGTAGAGCAATGGATTTGAAACTGATCATTTCGGGAGGTAGCCGTCGATGAATGAGGTGGCCGCGATGCGGGGTTTGCCATAGGTGGCGGGATCGAGGATGCGCAACGCGTGGCCACATTCCTCAAGGACTTCCGAGACGGTCATCGGGAACTGCTTCGAGACAGACGTGTCCGCATCATTCCAGTTCATGACTGTCTTGCCCTCAAGGAGCAATTCCTTGGCGCGGCGCTGGATGCCAAGCACCTCGGCGACGGTGAATCCGGTGATGAAGAGTCCGCGTGCCATGCACGGCGGCGGGTGTCAACGGATAGCCTTGTGTTCGGAAGTGAAGGTGCTCCTCATCGCCTCGGCCTCTGCAGGGGAAGACGCAATGCCATCCGTTATTTCGCGCAGAATCCGGTTGAGTACATGGTAGGCAGCACCTTTTTTCCCGTGCCGTTCGGCGGCCTGCAGGGCAGCGCGGACCTTGAGCAGCTGGTCATCGTCCATGACCTCGAAGACCGGATTCAAGGGACCTGTGAGATTTTTCACCAACCCCGCCTCAAAATCCTCGCGAGTCATGGGAACCTGTTTCCCGGTAGCGAGATCAAGTCGTGTCGGGCACATGTTCTCGCCCTTGCCTAACAGCCATTCCGGATTAACGCCAATGGCAAATGCAATCCGCTCTGTCGTCCTGGTTGAGATGGTTGAAAAGCCGGCCTCCACTTGCCTGAGCATGCCTTGGGAAATTCCGGCGAGCATGGCGAATTCTTGTGCCTTGAGTCCGAGGATGGAGCGCAACTGTCCGATGCGCGTGGCAGTATTGATGGGACGGGGCATATACGGTCGCGGGAGTCAACGGTTAGTCATGTCCACCAGGTGCCGTCCTTCACTTGCTGCCGTGCTTCGGCCAGCGTGCAGCCGGTCTTGAGCTGGATGTGCGGGGTGTCCTGGAAAGCAGTCCAGTGGCCACCCCATTCGAGTCCGAGCGATTCGGCGATCCTGCCGCAACATGCCATCGAAGGGCTGTTCCACTGCGGCTCTCCATTGGCATCGAACACCACGAAATCCCAGCCGACGCCGAAGTTATGCCACGAGTAACCGGCCTGGGCGTTGGTTACTATAGGCCCAGGTGCGCTGCGGCCCTTGGCATACAACTCCGCCTGCTCCTGATAAGTGCGGGTGCCGGTGATGATCTTCACGTTGATGCCTGCCTCCAGGCATTTGAGCAACCACTCACGGGCCTTCGCCTGCGCGTCTTTCCTGAGTGTGACGATGTTGTTCGCGGATCGGGAATCAATCGTGCCACCGGTCGGAACCGGGGCGGCGGGCGTGGGGGTGTCGATCCCGAGCTTGGCAGCGACGGCCTGCGCGGTGCGTGGGCCGGGGATGCCGTCGGCGGCGATCCCGAGGGATTGCTGAATTCTGGTCCAAAGCGTAACGCTCATGGTGGATGCGGTCCTTTGGTTTGCGGCTTACTTGCCGGTGCGGGGTTCGATGACGATTTCGACACGGCCGTCGGGCAGGAGTTGGGGGCGTTCAATTTTCCGTTAATCTGCTAGAAGCCCGCAGGGCTGGCTAACGGGATGAGTGATGGCAGTTGCGGCGACGGTTGAGAAGGAGATTC